GTGCACGGACAAGAAGAAAATCCGGGACGCCTGGGAGAAGGGCGACTACTGGATGAGCGCGCAGGAAGCGAAGGAAAACGGCTTTGTGACGGAAGTTACAGGCAAGGCAAAAGTCGATAAGGCTACGGCACAAATGATTACCAACTGCGGCTACACAGGTGAAATTGAGATTACTGACTCTATTAATAACGAAAAATCAAAAAATGACATGGATTTAACAATGTTGACTACCCGCTTCGGAATGGACGCAAGTACCACGGAAGCACAATTCATCGCACAGGTAGACGTGTGGAAGCGTAAGGCAGACCGCGTCGACATGCTCGAAAGACAGGAGGAGGCACGCAAGGAACAGGAAATCGAAAACATCCTGAACAGTGCGATCAAGGAAAAAAGAATCACAGCCGACGTTCGTGACGACTGGAAGGCGAACCTGACCAGCAATTTCGATACCGCAAAGAAGCTGCTCGACGCTATCAAGCCTGTGGAAATGCCGGAAGTTCATGCTCCCAGTCTGACGGATACCACAAACAAAAAGTTCGAAGACCTTCAAAACGATCCGGAGGCTTTGAAAAATATCATGGAGAAGAATCCGGCTGAATACGAACGTCTTTTGAATGACTACATAAAGCGTAACGGAAAATAAAATACTAACCATTTAAAAAAAAGAATATGGCACAACCAGTAGACGGTCTTTATTTGAACAAGTACGTCGATCCCCAACTGTTGATCGAACGTCGCAATTACAGGGCGGACTTCATGCAGGTCTTAGGCTCTGTTCCTGCCGGAGCTTTGGCTGCGGACGGTGTACGCAGAAACAAACTGATTAACAATGTCGGTTTTCGCGTAAACAACACGGAAGATTTCGAGCCGAAGCAAATGACCGGAAAGAATTATATCGTACCGTGGGAAATCTACGATACGGAACCCAGTTCCTGTACGGATGACGAAATCCGTTATCTCGCTTTTGACAAGCGCGCTGCTATCCGTGTGAAGCACAATGAAGCCTTTCAGGTCGGTATCCGCAACCATGTGCTGCACAAACTGGCTCCGGAGGATGATTCAAACGAAGAAATGCCTGTTATCCGGACAACGGGTGAGAAAGATATTAATGGTCGTTTGAGACTGTCTTATAAGGATCTGGTCGATTTTGCAACGCTCGCAAAGACGTGGAACCTTCCCGTTACCGATGCCCTGTACATGGTGCTTTCCCCCCTGCACATGGGTGACTTGTTGCTGGATAAGGATGCGTCCAAGTACTTCTATGACCGTACTTTCTACCTTGATCCGGCAACCGGAAAACCGAAAGGCTTCATGGGTATCAAGTTCTTTGAGAATAACGACTGCCCGTTCTATAATGCGGAAACAGCCAAGAAGGTGGCGGAAGGCACAAAACCGTCTGCCGAAACGGACTTTCAGGCAAGCACGTTCTTCTATGCTCCGAATACGTATTACCACATCGAATCCGTGAAATCCCTGTATCGTCCGGAAACGACCGATACACGCAGCAAGAGTCCTACATCCGAATATCGTACCCAAACCTACGGTATTGTAGACCGTATTGAAGATTTCGGTGTTGGTGCAATTTTATCAGGTAAATCCGTATAACGAATTATTTTATGGGAAATTTTACAGGAGTAATCATCAACAAAGTTAATGGCGGGCTGGTACGGGATACCGATACCAGTGACCGCATCATCTTGCTCGTGGTCGGTGGATCGGAGATCGGAAAACTTGAATATTACAAGCCGGAAAACCTCAACGACATTACCGATTTGGAAGCACTTGGTTGGGATGATACCATTGATCTTGAAAACAAGGAACTGGTGCATTACCATACCAGCGAAGTCTTCCGCCTGTCTCCGGAACGTTCACTGTATCTTATGCTGGTTCCGAAGTCTGAAAAAGTGTCAAGCCTGCTGACGAAGGAAGATTTCGTCAATGCGGTACGTACCATCAACGGAGTAAACACCATCGGTATCTGCTCACTGACTGCGGACGAAACAATCACAGTAGCCGTACAAGAGGCACAGAAGATGGTCAATAAATTCAGGGAAGACCACCTGTATATCGATGCGGTAATATTGGAAGGTGTCGGAAAGTATATCAATGCCATTGCCGATGCTGTCGACCTCCGGAAGTTGGATGCTGAAAACGTCTCTGTCGTGATTGCACAAGACCCGGCACGGGCGGCAAAGGATGAAGCATACCGGACACACGCTGCCGTAGGAAGCGCACTCGGAATGCTGTCTGTCCGCTATGTACATGAAAATATGGGCAGTGTTGATATTGAAAACCACCCACGGACGGCAAAGGGGACAAAGGACTATCCATTGACTGACAAACTGAACGGGCTTTGGCTGGATGCAGCCTTGAGCAATGGCAAACCCTTCTCACAGTTGAGCGTATCCGACCAGAAAAAACTGACTGACCAAGGGTATATCTTCGTCGGCAGCTTTCAAGGGTATGCCGGATTCTTTTTCAGCAATTCATGTACGTGTACGGAAGCGGACAGCGACTATGCATATATTGAATATAACGCTGTTTGGAACAAGGCGGCACGTATTATCCGCAATACCTTGTTACCGCGTGTGAGAAGTAAGGTGAAAGCTGACCCGTCAACCGGATATATCAGTAATACCACGATCAGCAGTTGGGACGCGCTTGTCAAATCCGCACTGGAAACTATGGTAACTTCGGAGGATATTGCAGACTTCGACATTTATATCAATCCCAAACAGATGGCTGTCAGCGACAAGCCTTTCAATATCAAGGTAAAACTGGTTGCAGACGGTATTGTACATGAGTTTGAGATTGACTTGGGTTTCACAAATAAAATCTGAAAATATGGCATTGTTAGGAACATTAATCAACAAGTTCGGAAAAATAGCCGGATGGAACAGCGTCAAGGTTGTCATGCTCGGTCGTCAGGTAGAGGGTATCACAGCCCTTTCCTACAAAGACAGCAAAGAGAAAGACAACATCTACGGTGCCGGTGAATTTCCTGTCGGTCGCGGTGAGGGGAATTACAAGGCTGAAGCATCGATCACCCTTCTGAAAGAAGAAGTGAACGCCTTGCAACTGACACTCGGTTCGGGAAAGCGTCTCACGGATATCGAGCCGTTCGACATTCCGGTCATGTATGAGTATAAAGGGCTTGTCATGAAGGACGTAATCCGGAACGTCGAATTCACGGACAATGGCGTGGACGTTAAACAGGGTGATAAAAGCATTGCCACACAATTCACCCTTCTTCCCAGCCATATCGACTGGAATGTGGCAATGTAGTTTAATAACCGTTTAAAAGACTTTTAAAATGAAAGAAGAAGAAATGAAAATCAAGGCTGGAAAGCCTTACGAGGAACTGACAACGGAGGAAAAGGCTTTGATTGTCGATTTCACAGAGGAAGAGCATACGGAACTGAAACTGAAATACGGAAAACGCCTGAAGCATGTCACCGTACAGGTGGACGAGGATGAACGTTACGACTACCTGATCGTCCGCCCGAAAAAAAACATCCTGCTGGCTATGGCAAAGAAAAAGGATGATCTTGAAGAAGCAAATGACATCCTGATCCGGAACTGCGTGGCGGCTGGCAATATGGAGGCGTTGGAAGATTCTACCGTCTATACTTCAGTCCTGACCGCCATCGGACAACTGATTGCCGGACAGGCGGCTTTTATCAGCAAAGCATAGAGGAATATTCATCAGCGTTCGGTCTTGTCGAGGGAATAGATGCCATCCTGAAAAAAGTATATGGCTTCGACATCCCGGACAAACTGGACGAAGATGAATGGCTCCGGCTCTATGCCGAATACCGCATGTTGCGGAAAACGGAGTTGGAAGAATTTGAAATAGTAATGCACAATGCATTCGCTAAAGTTGTAAACCGATTATTCTCAAAAGACAATGCAAGTGACTCAATGGATATTGGAACTGGTTGACAGGATCACGTCTCCGCTACATGCGGCAACCGATGCAGCCGAAGAAGCTACACGGGTAATCGACGACACGGAGGAAGTGGTTGAACGTCTTGGGGAGACATCGGGAAAAACAGCCGGAAAACTGGAAGGGCTGGGAAAGGGAATGTTCTTTCTCAACCAGCTGAAGGAAGGTGTTGACAATATCCGTGATTCCTTTAACGACGCCATCGAACCGGGCGTCCGGTTTGAAACTGCCGTTGCCGAAATGTCCGGTATCACCAACATGGAGGGGAAGGAACTGGACGTTCTCGCCACCAAAGCCCGTAACACGGCAAAAGCGTTCGGTGTCGATGCGTCAAATGCTATGGTCGTTTATAAGGACTTGCTTTCAAAGATTACTCCGGAACTGAAAAAAGCACCGGACGCGCTCGAAATCATGTCGAATAATGTAATGACACTTAGTAAAACGATGCAAAATGACGTCCCCGGAGCGTCTGCAGCCATGTCCACCGCCATGAACCAGTATAAGGTTTCCCTCGATGATCCGATGAAAGCCGCACAAACTATGACGGACTATATGAACATCATGGCGGCAGGAACTGTCGAAGGGTCTGCCGAAATCAGGGAGGTCGCGGAAGCATTGAAACAAACGGGTAGTGTTGCAAAAACATTCGGGGTTGAATTTGCCGAAACAAACTCCCTGATCCAGTTGCTTGACAAATCGGGGAAAAAGGGTTCAGAAGGCGGTATCGCTTTGCGTAACACGATAGTCAAATTGCAGGCTCCGACTACGGACGCGATCAAGCAACTGAAAGCTGCCGGGGTCAATATAAAAACGATGCAAAACCAGTCCCTTTCACTGACTGACCGACTGCGTGCCCTGACTCCGGTCATGCACAACGCTACAATCATGTCCGCGTTGTTCGGAAGTGAGAACCTTGCTTCAACGATGGCTTTGATTGAGGGTGTAGACCAAATTGACACATGGACGGAAGCGATACAGGGTTCTACTTCTGCGGTCGACATGGCAAATAAACAAATGGATACTTATGCCGAAAAGCAGAAACGTATGCAAGCGTTTATCGACGACCTGAAGATCAGTTTCTTTGAATTTGTAGAACCGATTGCCCCTGCCATTGAAGTTGTGGGAATCTTTGTAGGCGCGCTTGTCACGCTCGGAACTGTCGCATGGTCTATTTCGCAGATCATGTCACTTGGAATAACAAAGATTGCCGGGGTTTGGGTTGCGTCGATGGCTAAAATGGCATTGTCTACAATCGTGGGTAGCCGGCTGATTTCCGTCGCTATCATGGGTATCCCTGTCATCGGCTGGATCGTTGCAATCATAACGGCTGTCATCGCTTTCGTGGCTTTCCTTTATAACAAGTTTGAAGGAGTCCGTGTGTTCCTGTTCGGGCTGTGGGAAGTCCTTAAAACGGGCTTTCTTTCCTTTTTCAAGACGATTCATACCATCCAAATGGGAATCATTGAAATTCTGAATCCGGTTAACTGGTTCAGGGATGACTGGAGCATTGACGACGTATTTGAACGGGTAAAGAAAGAAGTGTTTGACAACGCTGTGGCAGTCGGTCGGGCATGGGAAGAAGGCAAGGAAAAGGGACGGGAAAGCTGGCGGAACAAGGACAAAGTCCCCGGACTTGACAAGTTCCAGCTGGACACCGCACCAGCGGCAGTCAACAAACCGACCACCGTCACAACCTCAACCGGGGGGACTTCCGGGAAAGACGTGGGACTTGGTGGAAAAGGTGGAAGCAGCGTGAGGAATATCACCATGAACGTGACATTCAACAATCATTTCAGGGTTGCGGCAGGTGCGGACATGCGCGATGTTGCGGATAAGGTCAAACGGGAAATTTTAGCGGTGATAACCGATACAGTACCAGCAATAGGATAAAGTTATGACAGGAAATACAGCGTTAAATATTGGTGCATTGTTCACGGAGGTCTTCGGGATTTCATCCCCGATTTATCTTCCGTGGGGACGAACCCTGCAGGATTACGATCCGGGGAAATACATCGGAGTGACAACGATTCCGGATGCCGAAGCCGAAGCATACAGCTGGATGGGGACTCCGGTCATCGGGACGTTTACCCTTGACGGTAACAAGCAATACAGCACCTATAATCCGGACGGGTCACGCGGCACGATGAATATGGCTAGTTTTCCGATGCCGTATGCAACGATCGTGGACTTTTCGCGCTCGATGAACTGTTCAAAAACGAAGGTATTGGGTGTTCACGGAACTGTAAAGGAAGTCTACGGGCTCGACGACTGGAAAATCAATATCCGGGGATTCTGCATAGCAGACAAAAGCCGGGAAGGTTATAAGACGGTTGCCGAACAAGTGAACGCGCTCTGCAAGTTCCGCAAAGTGACGGAAGCGGTCGGAGTTACGGGAAGCATCTTCAACAACAAGGAAATTTACTCCATTGTCATTGATAACATTTCGTTCAATCCGATTCAGGGAAACAGCAGCGTAGTTCCGTTCACGATAGAAGCAACGAGTGATAACCCTTATGAACTGACACTATGAGCTATATGATGTGCAGCCGGATCACATTCCCGGCAAACAAGAGACGCGAGGAACTGGTCATCTATACGATTTCGTCGGTTCACATCGAAAGTTCATGGAAGATGCTGACAGACTCTGCAGAAATAGTCCTTCCCAGGCGTATCAAATACTTTGCCGGAAAAGACCTGAAGGAACTGCTGTCTGCCGGGGATCAGGTGAAGATTGAACTCGGATATGATTCCAACCTGTACACGGAATTTGAAGGATATATATCGCTGATCGGCTGGGGTGTTCCAGTGACGATCCGGTGCGAGGACGAAATGTATAACCTGAAAAGAAAAACAGTGTCCTATTCCGCAAAGAATGTCACACTGAAGAAACTGCTTGCAGACGTTGCCAAAGGCTATGAGGTGAAGACGAACTATGATGCTGAACTTGGTGCGGTACGGTATTCTTCCAGAACGGTCGCGGAAATCCTGAATGACATCCGGAAGAAAACCAACCTCCACTGCTATTTCATCGGCAAAGTCCTGTATTGCGGAAATGTCTATTCCGAAAAGGTCGACACCGAAAAGGTGAAAATCGTACTGGAAAAAAATGCCGTCAGTCAGAACCTGAACGAAACCAACGGTGAGTTTCAGGTCAAGGTTGTCAGCATCGGTGCTGGCGGCAAGAAACTGGAAGCAAAAGCCGGAACGGAAGGAAGTGAGGTCTATAACCTGACTTACAATGAAAAAGGAAAGTCCGTCAAGGTCGAAGACCTGAAGAAGTTCGCCAGAGATTTCTACGAAAGCCTTAAAAAGCAGAAGTACCGCGGGGGCGTCGAACTGTTCGGGATACCTGTCGTCCGCCACGGTATAACGATTGACCTGAAGAGTGAAATAACTCCGGAAATGAACGGATACTATTACGTTGAGAAGGTGACAAAGGATTTCAGTGACGATGCTACATACAGGCAAAAATTAGAGTTGGGAGGACGTGCGGAATGACTACGGATGAACAGTTACGTGATGCGCTTGAAAAATGGCGCGAAGGGGCTAGACAGGCGCAATTGCGCTGGGTAACGGTAGACAAGGTTGATAAAGAAAACAAGGCAATGGATGTGACCGGGGTCATTGACCAGCTTGAATATTATGATGTCCAGTTGGGAATGGGTGCATTATGCATCTATCCGAAACCGGGAACAACTTGTCTGGTCGGAATCATCGAGGGACAGGAGACTGACGCCTTCCTGATTTCTGCTGATGAGGTGGACGAAATTGTGCTGAATGGCGGGACATTGGGCGGACTGGTAAAAGTCGGGGAACTGACGGAACGGCTGAACCTGATTGAAAAGGACATCAATTCATTGAAGCAGAAATTGTCAGGATGGACACCTGTACCGAACGACGGGGGATCGGCTTTGAAAACGGCATTGTCTTCCTACATTTCGGAATCACTAAAAGAGACACAGGTCAGGGACATTGAAAACGAAAGGGTGAAGCAATGAAAGGACTATTACTCGACAAGGATGGTGATATCAGAATTGTCCCCCATAAGGGAAAAGACGGGCTGACCGGGTTCGTAATCGGTGACACTCTGATTCAAAATGCGGCAATCGTGCTTGAGCTGAATCAGGGTGAGTTGAAAGAAGACCCGGTGCTGGGTGCGAACCTGATCCGGTATATCCGTTCACAGGCTGATAAAAGAGCCATTGAGAAACAAATGAAAATCCACCTGAAACGCGCGGGCATTGACTATTCGGAGCTGGTGGATAAAATAAATATTGAAATTACTAACGATTAAAATGATTGAAAATGAAAGCAAGTAACGATCTGATTAAAAAGTTCGGAGTAGACAAAATCATTCACGGACTGATTGGGATGCTCATTTTAGCCGTGTGCGTGGTAGCATCTGTTTT